CGAGACCCTCCTGGGTCTCGAAAAGCTCCTCTCAATCGAGAGGGCGGTCCCCCGCGTTACGGACGCGGCCCCGATCAGAATGGACCTGTCCATTCTGTGGAAAAGAGTTAACTCTGGGGAATAGACACCTCATACTCAAGGAGCTTCTGTTCGGCCTTTCAGGCCCGAAGGATGTTTCTTAAGTATGTGGCTCTACTGCCAGCATATCTGTCTGACATCTTAATCGGGTTTATACCCGAGAAAGAAGGAAAGATAGAAAGTCGAACGTGAGACAGTTTGTCCCACGGGTCAGCAATGTAGGTACCATCTTTATTGAAGGTATCGTAGTCGCGAACCACCCGGGCTATTTCTTTATCTGCCGCAAATAAGAACGGTAGATAATTGATTATATCCTCGGGCACTTTACTTTGATCCTCTACAGGTATGCGATTCGAAAGATCAGATACGAAAGCTTGGAGGGATCGCTTCACGGCGATAACTTTAGCTTTCAATTGGTCTTCGTCCTTTCGGAATGTCTTATTCATCGACACCATGGCTATAAAGCTATACTCATTGTATAGCGTAATAGGTGATGCCGAACATGGATAATTCATTCCGTTTTGACGTAGTAAGTTCATTATCTGAAGTCCCCGGTCGTGCGAATTATTTGCAGGATCGGGGACCATAGACAGTGATCGAACTAAGGAGACCATCTGTTCTTTCAACCGTCCTTGAACTCCAAAACAGGAGAACAAAGACGTCCAAGTCTTAACTGTTAGTTGGTTCAATAGTCTAGGATACCCTTTTCTATCGCACTGCTTGAATAGCTCCCAAAGTAATCAATACTTAGGACCTATTTCTAGCAGAGCGTGAACCGGGAAGGGAGTAATCTCTTCCCCCTTAAATTTTCATCTCTTGGCAAACTCAAACAAGTCGTGAGACTTGTGTGATTTTTCCGGCGAGATGGGAACATCTAGTTCTAACAGTATAGCCTCATATGCCTCTGCCAGTCGAGTGTTATATATCACTATATCATCACCAAGCATCATGTAGTCGCTAAACGGTCGAGTATTAGACCGTTGAGCTGCTGCATATAAGATGCAGTGATGAGTTAGCGTAAATATAGCTCAAGAACTGTACGCTCCCATAGGTTGACCAGATCTGTAATAGATTCAGTCACCCTTAAGATAGTATGGTTCCTTAACTAATATATCACGCCAGCAGTCTGCTAGTAGTTTATCACCATATAGGTAAGTTACTACGTACTGCTGTAGTTTTATAGGCATTCGATCTGTCGCACTTGATAGATCAAAAGAATAGAACACTTGGGAATCGGGGATATTGGAAAACCCTTTATCTTGATTAAAAGTAGCGTCCACTCTTTGCAACTTCGGATTAGTCTTTAAGATCTTAAAGACATGATCATGAAGAGGCTTTAAAGCGGCTTGCGACCAATAATCGAGAATACCAAATACTCTACTCTTTGATTCTTTATCATCTTTAATAGATAATTTCCGGATCAGACGACGGTCAGATTCCGAAAAGTATCCTTTCAGGATTGAGAAGAAACTATCAGGAAGCAATCAAAGTTTCTGTCTGGTCCGGACTAAAAGACCGCGACCAATACTATCAATGGCTTTATTAAGCCATTCTGGTAGTAGTTTTACTTCTCCTACTGAGCAACTAAGAGCGGGACCGTTCGGTCCGGCCTTGGTCGTTCAATGGAAGGAGTTAGCCTCAGGAACTGTTCCAGGAGATATCTTTAGGTATTCTAAAGCGTCGTAGACATGATCTATAAGTTCGCGACTTATGACCGCCTTCGACGCCGCAGTAATAGCCTGTGTATCTACTGGAGTACCACCTAATATCCCTCTAGATAGTGACAAGATTGTCAAGACTAGACGGACATTAGCTGTGTCTTTAGACATTACGAGTTTCTTAAATTCTCGTGAGAGACATTTCGGAAGCCCTGTTTTGTTTAAAGACACAATGTTGGATTGCGAAAGAGGAGACCCAGACAAGTACCGAGTCACTGACAACCGCATATGTTTTATGCGCTTAGCAGTGTACACTGGTCCGTTGTTCATGTATCAAGAATCGAATTTTCGAAGCTGGTACTGAACTTCAGATCAAGGTAGAGCATCATGTAAAGCGACTTTTATTACTCATTTAAGGATGGTTTCCATTCTTAGAGTGATAAAGTTGTTTTGTTTCATGATGTTTAAATTGGCCGAACGACTTTGTCGGGATGAAGTGCTAGGTGACGGCAATTCTAGGGCTCCAGGGGTTACAATAACTTCTAATCCTCAGTGAGTCATAGACCAGCCATTGCTAGACAACCATA